CCCCAGCGATAGAAGCCACAGCTGCCACTCCATAAAGAACAGGGAGAATACTAAACCTTAAATGCTCTCCTAATATGAAATGTAGAAATTTTCTATTTAAGTAGATCATCGTGATTGGTTTATTTCGGGCATAATTGCCAAGATTGTTAGTGGATAAGGTAAATCCTGAACCACGTAAAAGTCAAGCTCTCTATCCCATCCAGTGGTTGTTTCAACCCTACGTTGACCCGTCTCAACAGGTGGACCTTGATTCATTGTTCTTGTATTTTCAGAGAACTCTTCATGCCTCAAGACTTGTAAATCTGTTCCGTAGAAGAACCCTAAGCTGTTCCTGTAACGAACAGTCATATGGTGCATGTTTCTACGCTTCCCTTGATTAGTGCCTGTCAGCCCCTCGGTATACATCTCTAAGAGTTGAAGGATGCCACGATAAGACCAACCTATATGGACATGCTGACTAGCTGAGTTTTGTAAAGTAATACTTCCAGCACTGACAGTGACGTCAGGTTGCTTCGCTCCATCAGCTACCACAGATACCGTCTTTCCGTTAAACCTAGCTAACGAAGCATCAGAAACCACAGTTGTAGGAGTGCCGCCAAGGTCAATAGTAACAGAAGAGTCGAGAAATACCATATCCTGCTTATCCTGACTATGGGCGGGAGTGTAGTTGGAATTAAGACGTTCAATAGTTTTCTGATCACCCCTTTGAACCAAGGCGTATAACAAATCTTCACGCTTATCAGACGAAGGTAAGCTCGCAACCGACTCGACAAAACCCACCTCTTGAACCTCGTCATCATCAGTGAGAGTTGGTATGCCCGTACTTTGAAAAATAGTTCCGTAATCATTTACGTCAGCTCCGTAATCTGTGAAATCTGTTGTATTAGCTATTATCCTATACCACGCTCCATTAGTTAAAGTATCCCCTGAAGTTAAGGTCATTCCACCTAACTGATGCTGCGCCCACGCATAGACGTCCTGCTGTTGCTCATAAGTTAAACTTGTTAAAGTACCATCTTCTTTAGATACCCAAAGGGTAGAAATAGGCTCCTGCTTGTAGCAAAAATCAGCGGCCTCTGTCCCACTTCTTTCAAATAAATGGTCAGCGAGAATTGTTGTATCTTGAGCCTCATATCCGTTCCTCCTTATATTAAAGGACATCTGGTTCACTCTATGCCCTGACCGTTGGATGTATAACAAATCTGTCCCTACAAGTAAAGGTGGTATAATTATACCTTTAGATTCTTCAGGGGTTATCCTGAAGTTTGTAGGAGTAATAGGATCACCGTTGGAGGATGCTCGCCCCCGAAACATACCTCCTTCGGTGCCTATTAAAAGCTCATCCTTAGCTGTAATGGAACGCACTACTGCGTGGGTACCAGCCATTTTGTAGGAAATACCGGAAGTAGCTAATACCTCAGTGTCTAAGGTATAAGGAGCATAGTCGTTGAAGTCTCCTGTTACGCTACTAAATATATTACTGGCGTGCTGAGGGGTGCCTGTCAGCATCTGTCTTTGCTGATATACCTGCCCAGCGAACGGATAACTGGCGTCAGCGTCAGCATCCTGTCCATAGAAAGCACCTAGGAACCATATGCCTGTCTTACCATCATTCGCTACCAAGTCTGTCCTTGGCTCCCTTGGAGGTGCTGAATCTGGTTCGACGTTGACACGGGTTCCGGTGTTTGCGGCATCATACACTATCTTGACGTGCAGGGCTTGAGAGCCAAGCTGTAATAATAACCATCTGTTTATATCCCTAGAGGTCGCTGTCCCCGCATCAAACAGAGAAGCTGTAGCCGTAACCACAGCCGTGTTTGTCTCATCCTCTATTGTTAAATTTCCTGTTAACTGCGTTGCTGCATCAGGGCTATCAGCAGAAAACAAAGGTTTAAAATTATTACTGACTCCGGTGTCGTGTGAAATATAATATTGAGAACTGCCGAGGTCATCAACAGTAAGTGTATCATATAATGTCGTCGTGCCGTCTGTGCCATTATAAAAGTCCCCTCTGACCCATGACTTTTTGCCGTCATTCGCATCAGTAAACCTTAAATAAGCTTTCTCAAAAAGTGAAGAAAAACCTGCTACCCTAGAACCTATTTGTCCTGTCGCTGGTTGGTTCCTCTGAGGAGCTAAGTCGAAGTTAACATCTCTGACGATATAAGACACCGGCTCTACTGTTAACGTAGAAGTATCAACAACTGTCGTTACCTTACCTAGAAACCAATCATTTCCATCCACCCACTCGATGTAATCATCTGTGCCTACACTTAAAGTGCCGAACTCCCCTGTATTGGAAGTAGTGATTGTCACCCTGTAAACAAAGGTGTCTATTTGCAGCTCAATATCGTTGCGGTCAATATTAACATAAGGGCCACGTTTAAAATCACGAAGCTCCCACGACCAAGTCGAATCATCAGTGCGCACCAACTTCCTCGGCGCATAAAGGGGATGATAAAAAAACATTTCATTATCAGAGGACTCCACAGTAACATCCCATATGTCAGCAGCTGCGTAGCCTAATGTCAAATCTATATACTTCTGTGTACCATCACGATCCATCACTTTGATGAAATCATCTCCCAACTCAATCAGGTAGGCTGAACTACTTGTAGGAACGAAGTCGAATAACCTAGAAGCTTCACTTATTGTAGCTGCATTAGAATCCTCGATATACTCAAAACCCCCTCTGAACTCTAAAGGCCCTTTAGGGTCGACTATGAAGTTTGTTATCTGCCTAGCCCCATTACGGTATTGATCGATATCAACACGGCCAAAAGTATTAGGGGATAACTCCCCAGACGTGAAGTTGGTTTGTATGGGGTCTATCTCTGGCATTATGCTAAGTTTTTATATTTAGTAGGTAACAACCCTTTAGTTTGAGCATTGATCCACTCATCGGCATCTATTGTCTTCTGGTAGTCTTCTTTAGCGTCTATACTTTTAGCTTCTGCAAACTTAATACGATACTCTTCCATTATACGCCTAGTAGCTGACTCATCGCCAGATCTTACGTAGGACATTTCCAAAGCCATCTGCAAAGAGATTACTTCATTCAAAGAGTCATCTAAAGAACTGACATCATCGTAGTCTTGTATGTATTTTAAATAAATTAAAGTTTCGTCCGTAAGGATCATATTACCTTCGAATTCCCACTCATTGATCGGATCACCATTTACATCGGTAACCAACCAGACCCTCAAACAATCTGAGGGAATTGGAAACTGCCTCTCCCATTGAAAGTCAGGAGCAGTTCCACTAGCCGCTAAAACAGCACGTTTGCGTGCACGTTTCCAAGGGTGCGATCGAAGCACCTTTCGCCTAGCTATCTCATAACGGTTGCTGCACAGGTCTGCTGTTGCAGTCCCGTCCGTTAAGGATGAAATGACACGCTCACCTATTCGGATGAGCGCGCCATTACAAATGTCGATCTTAGTTGATGCCATTACTGAACATACTGAAGGTCAAGTGCGATTACATCACCAGACTGTAGTCCTGCTCCCCCGTTGTTATCAACAGTTACGAACAAGGATACCTCTCCGGCAGGTAATGCGATTGAACCTACTAGATTTGTTCCATCATGGGGAGTAAGAGCAACCGTTCCCGCCGTAGCGATAGAGATTGGAGTTCCTGCCCCACCTAGTAATACATTGTCATTGTCGTCAGTAGCAGAAGATACTAAAGAGTATCCCACCTCTGCACGAAGTAAAGCACGACCACTTGAGTCAATACTTCCACTGATAGCACGAGATCCTTTGATCCGGGCCATCTCGATTTGAGATCCATCAGCGATGGATGCTGCTGCTGTAAACTCAGCACGAACTGTACGAACTCTTCCGCCTTTTTCAGCTTCTGTTAGGTACAAGTTGTCGTCTGAATCTACGTTAGTTAATTGATCTGAATAAGCATCATATGTAATTGCTGCCATTTTAAATCACTCCCCTTTCTTAGTCTATACAGTTAACACGAGCTGTGCACTCACCGAACATACGGGTAGCGTCAGCAGATAATTTGAAGAGAATATATGGAATATTCTTCTTAGCAGTATCTTTCCAGATATCTACACTTAAGCTTTTAGCTTGAGAGAAGATTAAAGCTTCTTTCTTAGCTACGATACACTGACGTGGGTCAGCAGCTGTTCCACTACCAGATAAACGCTCGAAGTGACGGAAACGGAATCCCATAAATGAGGTTACATTACCTTCAGCCAAGTTCTTACGGATAGAGTAGTCAGCGTTACGAATTTCTTCGATGTCCATTAACTGATTGAACTGAGCTGATCCCAACCAAATATCAAGAACTTCAGATTGATCAATTACGTCTAGTCTCATCATTGTGTAACGAACTGCTTGCAGTTTGTCCAATGTGATACCTGTAGCTGTTCCCGGAGAAGTCTTATCATACTCAACTCCAATATCAATACCTTCTGTGTCACCACTTTGTAAGCGATAATCACCAGTAGTTGTGATTGGGTTACTATGACCTTTAGACATCTCACCAACTGAGATAAGAGCATCACCAGCTTCACCTGCGAAACCTTGGTCAACAAAGCTGACTTCAGTTGCACCTGCTTTACCAGCTTTAGCTATTCCGAAGATATTATCACGAACGATGTCGTCAATCTTACGATGTCCAGATTTACGCATTTCAGCGATAACCGGAGCGGTTGGGTCAGTTAATACACGATGAAGATCTTTTGGCTCGATATATTTACCTAGCTCGTAATCTCTTACTTGTGTACGTCTACGATCCATATCGATCTCAGACTGAGGATTATCACCATAACGAACGGTATCTTCCTGCATCTCTTCTGCAATCCCGATACGATCGTGATAAGCATATTCGGTGTCTTGTGTTTCCATACGGAACGCACCAGCCAAACGAACATCCATTTGTTGAAATGCTGTAGCAAATCCTTCTTTGAACTGATTTACTTTTACTGTATCTATAGCGGAGGAGCCTGTTCCACCGCCACTTGAAATAAAATAACTCATTGTATTATTATTTGTGGTTAATTTTGGTTAAGATAAAGCTCCCCTGCACAGCAGGACTTCGTGCCTTCTCCATAGGCGATGGCCGACTTTGTCGGGTCAAAGGACGAAAAAATCGCTACCCTTAAAATAAAGGTAGCGATCTTAAATGGTTTGTAAAGAACTTTTTAACCTGCGGTAGCGTAAATGTTGTCCCTTATTAGTCTTAAACGATTATATTCAGCCTCCTCAGCAGGTGTAGCATTGCCGCTGAGCACTTTACTAAGGGCTGATCTCCATTCCGGACTGTTCTCAAATGCTTCGGCATTTGACGACCCCGAAGTTGCGTAGTTGTTGTTAGTCCCTACAGGGGCATCCTCCATCATAACAGCAGCCATTTTTTGGAATAACTTCATCATAACAGGGGAGTTCGATACTGCGGGATTCTCTTCGAAGAATTTGTCAGCTCCCTCAACATTCAGTCTTTCGAGTGCATTGTTCGCTTGTTTGAGGTAAGCATCATACCGATCACCCCATTCTTCCCGAAGTCCATCAAGGCCTTTCTTAATTTCAGCCTCCTGAGCTGCCTTAGAAGCTTCACCTTTTTCATTAAAATACTCTCCGACTTTTTCATACAAAGCTTTCGCTTGAGTTGCAGTTAAATCATTGTCGAAAGCTATGTCCTGAAACAATCCAGCTACCTCCTTGATGTCATCCCCTGCGTCCTCAGGCAGACCGAAGTCATAATTACCTTTGTCAGTAGGAACTCCGAAGTGCTCATTTAAATAAGCCTTCCTCTCTTCAGGTGTTGCTGTCTCTTTCAGTTTGGGGATCTTATCAGCTCCCACCATTTGTTGGGCATGCACCAGTTGCTTGGACATAAGATCCAAAGCTTCTGAAGAACTACCTGCCTCTAATTGAGCAATCGTGGGACTGTTTTTAATTGAGGCGTCTGTTATAGCATCTCTCCAATCCATTTGGGTTGAAGGTTGCTCGGTTGTTGTGGCAGGGGCTGATTGGCTCCCAAGGCTCCCGGTTGGTGCGGACGATTGCTCGCTCCCCGTTCCTTGACCTGTGTCTTGACCATCACTCATCGTCGTATAATCTTTCTTCTAGACTTGTTAGTTGTACGTTGGCACGCTCCTTTATAAAGTCTTCGGATAGACCTAGTAAGCGTAATAAAGAGAAACCGTAGCGTCTTCGCTCGTCTGCACGAGCCAGCTCATCCATGGTTGCACCCCCGATGTATTTAGTAACACCTAGGGTTTTTAACATATGATCCAATACGACTACAGCGTCAGGGTTCTCCTGTGAGAACAAATCCTTGTATGTCTGATTGATCGTTTTTCCATTCTTCTTCTTTGAGGGCATTAATTTAATACATTTAATCCAGCTGACTTAGCTTGGGCTATATCTTTCATCGCCGAAGCTGCTGGTTGCATCGCCGCACCTTGTGCCGCTACTGCTTCCGTCTCAGCCTGCTGGGCTTGTTGTTGTTTGACTGCATCCAACTCCTCTGGGCTTAACATAAGCTCTGGGCTGATTCCCCTATACACACCTAGTTGCTGCAAGAACTCAGGCCATTTAATACCTTGAGCTATTGAAGGATCTATCTGCATAAGAGGGGTGATCTCTTGGATGAAACGTAAGAGTAAGTTACCTTTAGAACCTGTCTGAGCTACTGCCGCTGGACTTACGAACTCAATACTGATGTTCTTGCTACCGATACTAGCAGGGGGAGCTGGGATCTTGTCATGTTCTTCTAATAAATGATATGTGTATCTGACAAGCGGTCCCAACAACTCCCGTTCGATCCTGCCTAAAACTGCTCCCAACTGGCGGAACATCTCCTCACGGTCGTCCTGAATCTCAAGGATCGTCTGACGCTCCTTCTTCTTAGGACGTAACAACCAGTCAATGAAAAAGTCTTTCGCTATCTTCTCCTGCTTCTGTTGCATAAGTTCTAGCGTGATATTGAAATTATTACCACCTGTTAACTGAACAGGGTCTGTCGCTCCGGGCGTT